CATTCAGTAAGATATATGTCTTACAAAATGAAGATAGTGTGAGTGAGTTAATATGTACATACAATGTAGATTTAGCAGCAGGTGCAGATTTCAATGATGTAAAAGGAACTATATCATTACATAGAAAAAAACATTCAAACACATTATACACAATAAATGCTTTGAATGAAGTTATTACAGACTTAAATAACGGAGTGGTAGATAGTAAATTTATTGTTCCTTGGGAAAACTTTAAGAATACATTATTAGTTACAAATTCAGATGGACTAAACAGAATTAATACGAGAATCTATAAAATTGTAAAAATAGATTAGTCGTTTTCGGTAATTCATATATACTTATATATGAACAATTAAATAGTTTACATACAGGAGAAATAGGTTATGTCAAAAACAAAAGAAGAAACTCTAGAAGTCGTAGAGGAAACAGTAGAATCATCACCGTGGTATTATTTCTATTCAGTAGGTTGTGGTTGGTGTAAGAAAACAGGACCAATCGTTGATGAATTGAATACAGAAGCACATGATATTCTTAAATTAGATGTATCAGACCCAGAAAATAAGAAAATTAATGAAGAACTCAAAAAAGAGTTCAATACTCAATGTGGTACTCCATGGCTTATTAACGCTGATACTGGTAAAGGAATATGTGGATTCAGAGAAAAAGATATTCTTGAAAAATGGTTAGCAGGTGAAGATATTCCAGCACCTCCAAGACCAAAAGGTCCAATGCCAAAACCACCATTATTTGGTTCAAGTGGTAAGGAAGAAACAAAGTGGAAAAAAGAATATAAGAAATGGACTGAAGAAAATTCACATCTTCCAAAGATACAATCAGCTGATGAAATTCTCAAAAGACCAAGACCAAAAACAGAACCACCTAAACCACCAAATCCACAAGGAACTGACGCTGAATTAGATATTTGGGCTAAGGAGTATGATAAGTGGAAAGATGAAAATTCACACTTACCTAATCTACAACCATCAGCTTCAATACTTCAACGATTTAAACAACAACGAGATGGACAAGGTGCTCAACAACCACCAGCTCAAAATCAACAAGCTTTAACTGGTAGGATTAACACTCTTGAACAAAAACTTGATAAACTAATGAAACATTTAGGAGTTCAATAGTATTGGCTAAGTTTAGACCCAAAGTTACAAAAGATAGGGAAGCAACTGAACAAGAATTAAACTGTATTGATAAAACTGAAGAGATGTTGAAGGAAGAACAAAAACTTCCACCAGCATCTCAACAGATTAGAGATATAGCTACAACTCATTGGAAGTCTTTAAAGTCATGGTTAAAAGGTTCACAAGTAATCACAACAACAGAAGAAGCTGCACGAAGGTGGGAAATATGCAAAGGTTGTCCATTTCTTTTATACGATGAAACTAATCCAGATACAAATAAAAAAGATGGTAGATGTTCTCATTGTGCATGTTTTATGAATGTTAAAGTACACTATGCTGTGGCTGAATGTCCAATAGACAAATGGAAAAAACATTGCGGTTGTGAATGTGATTGTGAACATGATGGAGATTGTGATGACTAAAAATTTAACATATAGTGAATTAAAAACAATATTTGATGGTGAAAAGAATTTATCAGATAAACCAATTGTCATAGATTTCTACGCTGATTGGTGTGGTCCTTGTAAGGCGTTTGAACCAACATTCAATAGTGTAGCTGAAGAGTACAAAGACAAAGTATCATTCTACAAAGTAAATTCAGAACAAGAACAAGAAATGTCTGTGATGTTTGGAATAAGAAGTATCCCCACATTAGTTATGATTTCGAAGAGTGGTGAAGCATTTTCTAATCCAGGTGGGATGACGAAAGATGGATTCAAATATTATGTCGAAGGATTAATTTCAAAAAATTAAAAAAAAAGACTTGTTTTATATACCAAAAAGGATATATATTATAGGTAATACAAAAAGGTTATATGGTTATATGATTTAACCATAAACAATAAACGATAAAAGATAAAACACAGGAGAAGTAAACATGGATTTAAATGCAATTAAATCAAAACTAACACAGTTACAATCAACAACCTCAACCAAAGATAACTTTTGGAAACCAGAACCAGGAACTACATTAGTCCGTATTGTACCTTACAAACATAATAAAGATAATCCATTTATTGAATTATACTTTCATTATAATTTAGGTAACAATAAGACCTATATGTCACCTGCTTCATTTGGTCGACCAGACCCAGTTGAAGAGTTTGCAAACAAACTTAAATCAACAGGTAATAAAGACGAATGGATTCAAGGTAAAAGACTTGAACCTAAAATGAGAACATTTGTTCCCGTTGTAGTTCGCGGTCGTGAAGATGAAGGTGTTAAGTTTTGGGGATTTGGTAAGACAGTTTATCAAGAACTATTAGGTGTTATCGCTGACCCTGATTATGGTGATATTACAGACCCAACAACAGGTCGTGATGTTGGCATTGAACGTCAGACACCAGCAGAAGCTGGTAATCAGTATGGTAAGACAACAGTTCGAGTTAAACCTAATCAAACACCAATTACTGAAAACGCAACACTTCTTGAAAGTATCTTTGAAAATCAATCTGATTTGACAGAGTTATACACAGAACCAACTTATGATGAATTAAAAGAAGCTCTTAGTAATTTCTTAAATCCATCAGATGATACAACTGAAACATCAGCTGGTGTAGCTACAAGCACAACTCCAACAACAAATACTGGAACTGCTACTACTACAACAACTGCTACTAAAACAGATGTGTCAGATGCATTTGACGATTTATTCAATAGTTAAATAAACAACTGAATTGAGTGGGATGATATTCACACAAGAAACTTTGCACATAGATTAGAGTATTCTTAGCATCACTCTCCCACTTATTTCATCATAGGAGAAAAGTTATGTCTGAAAAAGATGCATTGGCTGGAATTATAGCCGATGAACTAAATAAACAATTCAAACATCAAAAAGTCGCATACTTTCTTGATGAAGATTCTAATCCAACTGATGTAACGGATTGGATTTCAACTGGTTCAACAATGTTAGATATAGCTATTTCCAATAAACCAAATGGTGGTGTTGCCGTAGGTAAGATTACTGAATTAAATGGTTTAGAAGGAAGTGGTAAGTCTTTAATAGGTTCTCATCTATTAGCCTCAACACAGAGAAAAGATGGTATAGCAGTTTACATAGATACAGAATCAGCTGTATCACCAGAGTTTCTTGAAGCGATAGGTATAGATACAACTAAAATGTTATATGTACATCTTGAAACGGTTGAAGAGGTATTTGAAACTATTGAAACGATTGTTACAAAAATAAGAGAATCAGATAAAGATAAGTTAGTTACAATTCTTGTTGATTCATTAGCAGCTGCATCTACAAAAGTAGAGATGGATGCTGACTTTGATAAAGATGGTTGGGCAACAGCTAAAGCCATTATCATATCAAAAGCAATGAGAAAAATAACACAAATGATAGCTCGACAAAGAGTGGCTCTCGTCTTTACAAATCAATTACGTCAAAAACTTGGTGTGATGTTCGGTGACCCCTGGACAACATCAGGTGGAAAAGCATTACCATTTCACGCATCTACTCGTGTTCGTTTTAAGAATATGGGTCAGATTAAAGATGCTAGTAAGAAGAATACAATAGGAATCAAAATCAAAGGACAGGTTATCAAGAATCGTCTTGGTCCTCCAATGAGAACTGCTGAATTTCCATTGTATTTTGATACCGGTATTGATGACTATGGTTCTTGGCTTACAGTAATGAAAGAACATAAGTTACTTAAACAAGGTGGAGCTTGGTACACAATCCAACATGCTGATACAGAAACAGGTGAACTTATCAAAGAATACAAATTTCAATCAAAGGATTTTGAAAAACTATTGTTAGAGAATCCAGATTTGAAAGAATTTTGTTATAATCAGATATGTGAAGCTTGTATCTTAAAGTATGATTCATCAGAACTTGGTATAGATGATGTGAGTGAAACTGATGAGGTAGTGGATGAACTCTAACAAGGACTTGAACGATAAGTTTATATCTTTTTTAGACCAAACCAAAAACGAAGAACATAAAGAAGTAACACGATTGAATGATAGGGTGTTGATTATCGATGGACTCAACACCTTCATTCGTGGATTCGCGGTTAATCCAGCGTTAAACGATGATGGGTTACATATCGGTGGGTTAATTGGATTTCTTCGGTCAATAAGATATACTTGTGATATTCTAAAACCATCTCGTTGTATCATCGTCTTTGATGGTAAAGGTGGTTCACCAAAAAGAAGAAAAATATATCCAGAGTATAAAGCTAATCGTAAAGTCAGAAAAAGATTAAATAGAAATGTTGATTGGGGAACAGCACCTCAAGACGAAGAACAATCAATGCGACAACAGATGGGTAGGTTAATTGATTATTTAGAACAATTACCACTTACTCTGATTTCAATTGATAATGTAGAAGCTGATGATGTAATGGCTTACATCTCACAACAAGTACTTACAGAGAGTGATATATTCCTGATGAGTACAGATAAGGATTTCTTACAACTTGTAGATGATAGAGTGAAAGTGTGGAGTCCAACAAAGAAGAAATTATACAATAAACAAGAAGTTTTAGATGAATACGGAATACCATCAAATAACATTCTAACATACAGAATACTTGATGGAGATAAATCTGATAACATTGGTGGAATACCAGGATGTGGTATAAAATCTATAATTAAATATCTTGAACCAATAGCAGATGATAAAGATTTTGGTGTAATGGAACTATTAGATTATGTAGAAAAATCAGATTCTAAAATAAAACTCTTGGAAAATATAAAAAATAGTGTTAATTTAGTGAAACGGAATTATCTACTCA